CTAGTTCGAAGCCAATCTCATCTAACCACATAGTCACCACATCTTTCTGTGGTGCACCAAGATTGTATTCTTGGTGTTGCATCTCGATGATGATGTCTTGGCATTCCGAGAGCGTTTTCTCTGCGCCAACAAGAACCAATAACTCTGCACCCTGTACATCGATCTTGACAAGGTCTGGCTTCGGCCAGCCTTTTTCTTCTACGATATCGTCAAGCGATCTCATCTTCTTGTCGACCGCATGTTCTTCTGTGAAGTGTGGTGTGTCTTCCTTGAAGACCGAGTTGCCAGCAGGATCCATTGGATTCTCGTAGTACTTTACCCAACGTGTGAAGTCACCGATTGGGCCGTCGCAGTAATAATCGTGTCCAGATTCCTTATAGAGGAACTCTGCATGATTCATTGCATCGAACATAACAATCTTAGCTTCTGGCCAGACGTTCTTGGCTTCCTTTGTCCAATGCATTACACATGCGCCAATATCGTAAATGATCTTGGGTTGGATACCCATGTTGCTTAGATATTCAACATGATCTCTTGGCTGGTCATTACACAGTGACAACTCTCTAAGTCTTGCTTCTATTGGATTGACTTTTGGTAATTCTACATGCATTGTTGTAGATCCAATATGGCCACAACGAACTGACGGATCACACCACAACCTAAAGCCTTTGGTGATAGCTTTCTTACAAAAATCAGTGTCTTCGCTGATCGTATTGCTGTGATCGAGAGCAGGATGATATTCAAACTGTGGATAACCTACACCGACCAGAACTTCTTTCTTGACAAGTACACAGCCAAATCCACAAGCGCCAATACCAACCAGATTCCAGTTCTTTGCATAGAGATCTTCTGTTGACATTCTATTACCAAATGGTTCATAAATCTCAAGCATCTGTGGCTCAAGTCTTTGACGATACACACCAGAAACCAGATCTTTATCATGAGCAAGAAGCTTCTTTAGCGTATCTGGTGGAAACGTAATGTCATGATCGACTGAGAACAAATAATCAAAACCACGAACTACCCAGTCGGCAATCAGGTTACGAACCTGATCCACTCGGTATCCGTAGAAGTGTTGATATGTGACTTTGTATCCTGCTGGAACTTCCAGGTCATAGATCGACTTGAATGTATCTGCTTCAATATAACGAGCAGTCGGAATTGCAATTAGAATAGTTTTCATAACGGTCTTAGATCTATCTGTCCTGGAGTAAATGGCGAATTCAATACTTTTGCAGCAGTCATATTCTGTTCTTCTGCATTTACTTTGTAGTCGTTAAGAGGATTGGTATCATTATAGTGATATACAATATCAGACACGCAGACAACACCTTTGGGATCAGCCATCTCAATCATAGAATAGAAGATTGCAGTATCGCCTCCGGCTTTCAGCCAGTTACCCGCCGTGTCTCTAAATGCATGATAACCTTTTGTGCTTATAAAACTGTGCATCAGATGCGCTTTAAATGTGCGCAAGTGCGTGTATGGCATATTCCAATTGAACCTGTACGCACGGTAGAATTTGTTTGCCTTAATTTCGGGTGGATATTCCTGAGCAATCAATGGAATATTGTCGGCCATAGACCAACACGATCCGTAAGTAAACTCTGCACCTTCGTTATAAAGATTATTATACTTATGGAAAATGTTTGGATCATTTACAAGCCAATCATCACCATCAAGAAGCATGACAATATCATCACCGCATTCTTTCTCAATCATGTTGACTTGATTCTGGACCGCGCCTTGATTTTTATCATTTAGATGTAGTACAAAATTATATCGGATATTTTCAGGAAGATTATCAATTGCTTCTTGTGCAGCATGAATAGTATTATCAGTTGAGCAATCATCAATAATATGCATAATATAGTTAGGATAGTCTTGCTGAGCTACGGACTGAATACATTTTGCAATGTACTTTTCGGCATTATAAACCGGAGTGATGACAGCAATAGGATGGAATGGACCTTGTTGTGGTTCACGAATCTCTTCTGCATTCAAGAACCGGCGATTGAATACCTTACGAACCTTGTGGTTGATTTTTGTAACCTTATGGTACTCATCAACAGGCAAGTATTCACCAAGTTTCTTATACAGATGTTGTTTCCATTGAAGAGCAACCGTGTCCCAAGTACAAATATCTTTTACCTGATTACATGCATACATCTTTTGCTGGCGTAGATAAGGATTATTATATGCTTCTACAACCTTATCAACAAACAGATTGACTTGTGACTCCTCGTTCAGCCACTGCATTGCCCAGTTCTTTTCAACTGGATATTTAATCTTCCATGATGCCAGATCAATTGCCGTCTCTTCGAGAGCTCCAAACTGGCATGTAATCAGTGGTACATTATGAGCCAAAGCTTCAAGAGTTGAGATGCCGAACGTCTCTGGAAAACCTACAGGATATATCATGTAGGATGCTTGACGCAAGATGTCAGAGATCTCTTGCTGAGTGATTACGCCAGTGAATTCAATACTATGTCCATATTGCATCATAAGATCGGCCCAGTCTCTTTGTTGCTGATCTGGACCTGCTGCTTCGCGGAACTTATAATATCCACCAATGATTTTCAACTGCGCATCTGGAATACGACGCTTGACTTCTGGCCATATCTGTTTGACAAGAGGAATCATTCCCTTGGTCACAGAAGCGTTGAAGACAAAGAGGTTTGGATCCTTATCTCGGATATCAATCCAACCTGGTTTCATATTGCCGATGCCATTACGAGTCATAAAAATATGATTCTTTAGAACATCAAAATTACGACGGTGACCATGATCGCAATGTGTGACATAACCTGTATGCCAGTCTGACAGCGTAAAGATCTCTTGGAGCTTGCCGATATTAATCATGTACTCGATCTGATCATCACCTTCACAGAATGTATCATGCATCCAAAGGCAAACATGCTTTGCATCCAATACAATCCCCCAATCTTCTGCAATTGGCTTGATCGATCGAGAAACAACGACTACATCATATTTTAAACAGTGAATTTGTGCGTTTTCGACTGGTGAATATTTCACACCATCGTAAATACCAGGGCCAGAATCGTCTGATGTACAATCGTTATAAACGGTAACATCAAATCCGATCTTGGCAAGTTCCTCAGCCATGCGTATCACAGCGGATTCTGATCCACCAAGCCCTCTTTTTTCAAGAGTGGATCCGTCATAAGTAAGACCTAATGTGTCTATAAAAGCAATCTTCATCATGTTCCCATTATAAATAAAACAAAGAATAATGTACATTAAATAATGTGCACAAAGATATATATCTACCTTGGAGAGCCAGATGGCGAATAATAAGATTCAAATCAAACGTACTACTATTTCTGGTCGTACTCCAAATACAACTAACGCAGCAAATACTTCTTATATCGATGCTGGTGAACTTGCAGTCAATCTGACAGACAGAAAAATTTATTCATCAAATGGCACTGCATCATTTGAAGTTGGTTCGAATCTGACATCTCTAAGCGTAGGTTCTATTGTTGCCAATGGTGCAACAGGAACATCTGGTCAAGCTCTTGTATCAAATGGCAGTGCAGTATTTTGGTCGAACAATCCTGGTTTTACTGGCAGTCAAGGTGCAACCGGTGCAACTGGTAATACTGGACCACAAGGTGCAACTGGTAATACTGGCCCTCAGGGTGCAACTGGTAATACTGGACCACAAGGTGCAATTGGATTTACCGGCAGTACTGGTCCTCAAGGAGCTCAAGGAACAACTGGTTTCACTGGTTCACTTGGTTTCACCGGATCAAGAGGTGCAGACGGCGGACAACTAACAGCCGGTTCGTATGTTGTACGTGCCGTCAAGAACGGATCAGAACAAACAGTTACCGGCGGTGCAGATACTGTTGTTACATTAGTTGATGATTTTGATCCTAACGGTTGGTTTGGGTCTAATAAATTCCAGCCTACAATTGCTGGTTACTATAGTATGGATGCTGCTGTTTGGTGGAATGCAGGCACTGTAACAAATAACCAAACAAATATTCAGCTCCGGAAAAATGGCAGTACACAATTAGCTATTGAACAAACTCAGATTGTAACTGGGGCTGGTTATGGGCAAACCATTTCTACAATTGCATATTTCAATGGATCTACGGACTATGTAGAACTCACTACATATACAGGCAATCCTACTTCACAAAATATTAATGGATCAGGCAATGGAACATATTTTGTAGCAGCACTTTATGCTTATGGCCCTCCAGGATATACAGGTTCTCAAGGCGCGCAAGGTGCAACCGGCGCAACTGGTAATACTGGACCACAAGGTGCTCAAGGTAATACTGGACCACAAGGTGCAACTGGTAATACTGGACCACAAGGTACTATTGGTTTCACCGGTTCTGCTGGACCACAAGGTACTATTGGTTTCACCGGTTCTCAAGGTGTTCAAGGAACAACTGGTTTCACTGGTTCACTTGGTTTCACCGGATCAAGAGGTGCAGACGGCGCAATTGGCTTTACTGGATCTCGAGGCGCTAATGGTTTTACAGGATCGCAAGGTGCAACTGGTAATACTGGCCCTCAGGGTGCAACTGGTAATACTGGTTCTCAAGGTTTCACCGGATCCCAAGGTGCTCAAGGCACAACTGGCTTTACTGGATCCCAGGGATTTACTGGATCTCAAGGCCCTATTGGATTCACGGGTTCGGGGCCAACTAGCTATACAAACTTGACATTAACTCCAGACCAACCAAGCAATGCTGGTATTACTAATAATACAACAAATGCTATTCGTATTAGAGCTGCTAACTATTCTGCTGGCCAATTTGACACTCGTCTAGTAAAACCAGACATGGGTGGAGGTATTCCTCTATTCATTCAGCATTCGACAGGTACTGCTAATACGTGGACAACACTTGCAAGGTTTGGAGCTTACGTAAGCAATCCAGAAGCATTTAGAGTATATGATAGTTATTCGCAGTTTGATATCTCTGCGCGTTCACCTATCTTCTATGACAGTGACAATACTAATTTTTATACCAATCCCAATTCCACTTCGCGTCTATCAGACTTATACACAAGTACTGGTACGTTCGGAACTCGCACTAATAGCTCGTCGTTTGGTGGTAGTACGAGTGGTTTATCTGGCGTTTCACAAATTATTGAAGCCCGAGCTAATGCATCGATACCACTTATTACATGGCATTATGAAAACGTAGCTACGCGCCACATTGGATTGGATTCAAGCGGCTTCTTACAAGTATACAATCCATCTGAAGCAGGTGGATCGGTTTTACAAGCTAGTACGAGTTTACGTGCACCTATCTTCTATGACAGTGATGATACTACCTATTACATCAATCCTGCAAACACTGCTACTTCCGCTTATTTTGCTGGAAATGTCACCTTACCAAATACAATAAATGCAGGTATTAGAAACGCGGCTGCGGATGCATACGTATGGGTAGATGATGCGTATGGTAACTTCTATATCAAAAATGCTTCCGGCGGGTTTTATGGCGACTTCACTGGTTACAACTTCCGGTCAACTAACTCAGTTGTGTGGGCGACCATGGGCGCTACATACTTTCAGCACAACACCCAACTTCGCTCGCCTATTTACTATGACAGTGACAACACCAACTATTACATTGACGCTGCTAGTTCATCTTATGTTAACAATCTTTATGGAGAAACTTCATATATTGGCCGCTACTTCCAGCGCAATACAGGTGTTCCGACAAACAACCTTGGAACACCGACTGTTACTGAAATGGCTCTGTTCCAAGAACAGTTTGACAACAAAACAGCATTCTATCCGATTGCCAATATCAAATTCTATACTTCGACAAACGGAAGTACATGGACAGAATATACTAGTTTCTCAGACACCGATAAGAGGAAGTTTGTAGGGGGTAACGCTGCTTCTGGAATCGTTATTCCAAACAATACACCATACTTTAGAATTGAAATAATAAACAATGGAGCTTATGTATTCCTT